ACCAATTTTGGAGTCTGTCTCCAGTTTTGGAATGAATGCCTGGTTTGTTTCTCACTATAAGGACACTTTAAAGGGCCCTCTAAGTATCACCACCGCCTGATTAAAAAATTAGCACGACTAAAACCTTCCCTATTAACTATCTTATAAGTTCCATAATCATTGATTAAAACATAACCTTCATGATCACACATTTCCTCTTCAATGTAACATTCTGTTAAATCATTGCATGAGATATAACAAAACAGATCTTCTTTGATAGACTTAACTAACTGCCATAAACGCAGTACGTTTACATCAATTTCATTAGCACTAGCTAATGCATCAATTGTAATATCATCAATCTCTATTCCTTCTCGAATACATGCATTTAATTGCTTCTTAATTTGTCTTGTTTCCTTATCACTTAGGAACTCACACAATGTTGACATTTGACGAGCAAAATCACACATATCTTGTATATCATCTCTGTGCTCATCAATTGTTACCCAAGGTTGAAAGAAGTAAACTTCATTATTACTTGGAAGTGGTTTTGTTAGTGGAAAGGAAAAAGAATCTCTTAGATCTTTCTCTGCTTTATAACATGTATGAGGTGCTACTATTATCTCTTGTCTTACTACTTCAGGGAAATAATATGTTATAGTATTAGGTGTATATGATTCTTCACCACCAAAACCTATAAAATCTCCTTGAATAATGTAATTAGTTCTAGGAAGATAATCAAAACACGCATGTAATATATCTGCTACATTTCCCTCATGATTTCTATCAATATCCTCATGAGATTCATTGATCTTGATTTTAACTTTGTTGAAGACAGATTTAGTTCCTACAAAGAAGTTTCCAGTTGCAGGATTAGTACCCCAAACTACAGCTGGAGCACCATCAATCTTTGCTGAAATCTTTCCATTGGAAGTGAACCAATCTAATACGCTTAAATCTCCATTAAGAATGGAATCTTCAGGGTGTTCAATGTGAATGTTTTTCATAATGTAAGATTAGCATAAAAAACCCCCATTAAAGGGGGAAGGTGGACAGTTAGTCTTCTGTCTTTTCTTCTACTACTGGTTGAGTATTAAATGACTCAACTTTTTCCTTCACAAAGTTATAAGTTTTGACGACATGTGGAGATGCTGTGTTATAGAATCTCTTCACATCTTCAAAAAATTCCATAACCTCGTAATTGTTGATTTGCATCCTAATTTTAAAATCAGTGATGTACTCTTCCAGTGAAATCTTTGGTTCATCAGGACGAGTAGGGGCAAATCGTCTGGTTTTAGTGGGGGTTTCAGTCACTTTCTTAATCTCAAGAGGTTTTGAGTATTTAGTGACTTTAACAGTAGGAGAAGTTGATTTGTTTACAAGAGTAGAAACAGTCTTTGCAGAGCGTCTACGTGCTGGCATAAAATCAAACATGAACTACACTACTATAACACTTTAGAGGGCCCAATTAGTACAATTCTGCTTCTAACGCATTCTTTTCATTTAGGGAATCATCTTTACTGCTTGTGTGTTGTTTTATCCTACGATTACATATATTAAAATATGTTTCATCTAGTTCAAATCCTAGGTAATTTCTGTTAGTTTCCATACAACATACAGCCGTAGTTCCTGAACCCATAAAGGGATCAAGTATAAGATCATTTTCATTACTCCATGTGATAATGTGATCTTTTGCTAAAGCTTCGGGGAAGATAGCTGGATGTTCAAATGCAACATCATCTTTGGTAGAATAGTTTTTACCTGTATTATATTTCCATATATTATTTCTTGGACTATACTCTGGGATAGGTTTAATCTGTCTTTTCTTTAATGTTCCATCTTTTTGTCTAATAGATCCCTTGCCAAAGTGTGTATAACCTGCCCAACGGTTAGGTTTATCACATAACAGATTAGCTGTCTTAGGTTTACTATCTTTAGACAAAATAAACATGTATTCAAATATTTGAGAATAACGATTACCGTCTCTACGTGCAGGAAATGGACTGCCATTCTTCTCATATATCATTGTATCATGCAGTTTAAATCCTAAGTCCATAAAGTATAATGCTTGCCTAAAGCTACTACCAGTTTCACTACCTTTGATGCAAGCATCACCAACAACCCACACAACAACACCGCCAACTTTTGTCACACGATATAATTCATGTGCTACTAAAGAGAAGGTGTTAAAGTTCCAATCAGCACCGTCATTATAGGTTCTAAGATTATCATAAGGTGGAGAAGTAACGGTTAAATCAATAACCTCCTTCTCTAATTCCCTCATACCTTCTATACAATCTTTATGAATTATTTTATTCACGCTGCTTCTAATTGTAGATACTTTCCGTTATTACGTGGGATGCGAAAATTACCCCATGCAACTTGTTCTTTAACTATATCATAATCATCAATAGAAATCAATAATGAAGTCCTTGAATTAGATTTAGTTGCACTACCTCGACGCACAAATTGCAACTGTTCAAATACTCCAATGAAAATACTATCAATCAAACCAATAACTCCATTAAGAACATCAAATATATTAGCATCTTCATTTATACCATATTTGATACCAATAAAATCTATCTCTTTATCTTCTTTCTTGCTTGCATGTGTACTACCAGTCCAGCTATTCTTTCCTGATGTACCCTTAATTTCCCATATTTTACCATTAATGGTTACATCACCAGAAGAATTACGATCCTTTCTTACCTTAAACTCACTCTCATATTGTGCTAATTGGCATGTAAGAACAGATTCTAATATTCTTCCCAAGTATACAAATACCTCATTTCTATCCTCACTATCTAATTCACGAAAGGTTATATTTGTAGGAGCATCAATAACTTCTGCACTATATTCTCTTTTTAAATTGCGAAGAATAGGACAGTATGTAACCTCATCATTTAATTCTTTTACAATTTCCCGAACAACACTTTGATCAGCAAATCTTTCTCTAATAAGTGAAGCTGTCATGTTTACACGGGTGATATACTATACTTACAGTTTAAAGGGCCCACTAACTATTTCAAAATGGTTTCTACCATTGCTGTTACTTTCTTTGCTGTACTTATCCCTACTCTATCATATACAGGGACACAAACTAACCCAAACTTTTTATCTTCATCACCTGTACGAATTACCCTGCCTATTGTTTGACTAATGGCAATATCATTCATGTTACGCATAAACAATGCAGCTTCTAATCCTGGTACGTTAATACCTTCAGACAATATACTGTGATGAAGTACAACAAACTTCTTACCATCTTCCTTACCCCAAGTGTTAAGAACTTCAAAGAATTTCTCCCTATCTACACTTTCACCATTAATATATGCACCAGTCTTAGATGTAATATACATCCAAGAATATCCACGAGAAGATAACTCTTCACAGAAATTTGTGTCCTCTAATAGATTAACAATTTGTGCTGTTCTTCTTGCACAAATTAGAATCTTATCCACGAAAGATTCATCAATTGTTTCTATTAAATGCTCACATTCTTTTGTGACTGGTGTTCTACCTGCCTCAGTCATTTCTAATTCTTTCACTAATAGTTTAGGTGGTAGAATGTATCCACTCTCTATCAATTCACGAGGGCTAATCCTTTCTATTTCTTTACCGTAAATCTGTTCATCATCCATGCTAGGATTGTAGACAGACTTACTATACTTAGGAGTAGCAGTAAAGAAATAAGCGCGAATATTGTCCAAACCTGCAAAAAATTCAGTAGCAGGGAAAAAATGTCGCTGAACACTATTATGAGCCTCGTCGAAATAGATTGTATCTACATTTATACCTGCTTCTTGTATACGATGTAAAGAATGATATGTGGTAAAGATTAACTTATTAAACCTAAAATGCTTACCATCCCATTCTTTAATTGCATCAGGATTTGTAGTAGAATAATGATGAGTATCACCACTATGTACATGCAATATTTGACGCTGAAGCATAGGGTGCAAACCCATCCACTCTTCAAAACTTTCAGAATGTTGTTGTGCTAATAGTATACGGGGAGATACAACAACGATAGTCTTTCTTTGTGGTTGCTTGAGAATAAATCCCCACTTATTTCCACTATTAAACACTCTTTCAGCATCCTTAATCATGCACAAAGTTTTACCACCACCTGTAGGAACAATAACTTGCCCTTTAGGATTGGTGGACATACTATCAACAATTCGTGCCTGATGTGGACGTAATTGAATCATTTTATCAAATAATACATAACAAACAATTGAAGCGCCTTACAGACGCTTCTAGAGTACACTAAAGGGACACTTTAGAGGGCCCAGTAATTATATCACGGTTGATAATGAGTTGCAGGTTTCTCTCTTTTCTTTGAAATATCTCTCAATAATCTTTTACCAGATCTTACCATCTTTTTCTTTTCATCCCTGGTGTATTTACCTTTAATCATATGATCTCCACCACCACCTGTAGATTTAGGAGTAGTTTTTTTAGTAAGCAATTGTGATGCTTTCTTTTCTAAATCTTTTGATTTTGTGGTAGTTTGTGATGATGTATCACCAGACTTCCTTGCTGCTGCTCTTGCTTGAGCTGCTTTCTTTCTTTCAGCCTTTGCTGCTGCTAATTGTCTCTCTCTAGCAGAACCTCTTTCCTGTTCTGGTTGCTGTTCTCTAGTAGATCTTTGTCTTTGAGTACCAATATCTTTACGCGGTTTGTATTCTTTAGCAGGTGCAGTTTTACCTCCACCTATTCTCCGCGTCCTTCTCCTTTCAGGTTCAGTCTTTTTACGTTCAGCTCCAATTCTGCCACCTTCACCAGCTCTCCTAATTTGAGAACTGCCCATGACATCTTTATCATAAACTTCAGTAATAAATTGCTGAAAGGTTTTCATCTTTATATAAAAGTACCTCTTTTATTTAGTGGAATCTTCTTTTTCTTTTGGCCTTAATCCCCCTTTAGATACCATATCATTATCATGGAAATACTTAACTCTTTCACGACGAAGTTCTCTCAACTTACTATAAGTTGCTTTTTGTTCTTGTGTGAATGAAAAGTTTTGCTTTCTCCAAGTTTCATTCAATTCACGTATTTGTTTGAGGATTTCAGAAGGTTGCATAATTAAAAATCAGTGTCAGAATTAAGAAGTTTGTTAAAAGATTGTTCTTCATCTTTAGAAGGTGGTTCATCTCCAACCTCCCAAAGAAAATCCATATAAGATTCAATTTCTGATGATAGATCGTCCATAGAATTAGTGATTACATTAACAGAACAATTTATAGGGCCCAATTAATATTGGAAATCATTCTGCGGGAATAACTGCTTTATACTTTTCATACATTTCCTCACACTTCTTACAACTCTTACGACATTTCCACAATTGCATTAACATATATGTCATGTCATCCATTGGAACTACTACTGAGAGAGATCCATTAGTTTGGGGTTGTGTCATCATTCTTTTCCACTTGTCTGACAAAATAGTCTTCATCCTTACAATTGTGTCGGGACTTAATATACTTAAGTTCACCCCAATAACAATTATGACATACTACTAACGTATGTATATACCTATGTTTTGAATGGGTTAATTCACACTCTGGTTTAAGACGGATTCCAGTTTCTATTGTGATATATTCATCATCATAGAAATAAACCCATCCAATATCCTTACCATAATGTCCTTTATCCCATTCAACATAATCATTGACTTTAGGAATATAAGGCATTATAAATCCTAAGCGTAAGGATCGTTAGGATAACGCGGATCGTCTTGTTGAACTGCCATTAAATCTTTGGGATTAGCTCCACCCTTTACAAATTCCATTAACTTTGTATCACATTGCTCTTTGGTTAAATTCTGAGCTGTAAGATCAGAGAGAAACCATCCCATAGTTACTCTTTCCATGATTTTGTAACGTTTTTCATCAGACATGATTGTTATCCAGTAAAGTGATTAATAAAATTCTGCCAAATAATAATCCACCGTTATTTCAAGCTTAGCGGCTTCCTTTTCCATCTGTTCCCAAAACTCATCGGCTGCTTCACGCAGTTCTTCTTCAGTCAATGGTTGATTGTGATGTGTCATGATGTTTTTCAATTTGAGCGAAGTTGGAATCAATAATGCGAATTAGTTTGGCCTTAAAACTATCATTATATGTAGGGACTCCATGAGTATATTGTTTAAGTAAATCAACAAGATCACTTTTAATGTGTTCTTTTACTGAACTAATCATTTTGATCTACAATCACAATCTTCTGTCTTAGCTACATCTTCATGATGTTTCTCAAGTTTATTATATAACTTGAGAATAGATCCATACTCATGATACAACTGTTTTTCTTCTCTTGTACTCAAATAATTCAGAGCTGACAATAAAATAGACAGTTCATTTTTAGATAATTGAACTAATAAACCATTCACACTGCCAACTCCGTAGGATGATTTTCAGGAATCTCAACAATTTGAGGTTCAGAATAATGTAAATCATAACATGTCCATCCATTATCGTCAAATATGTAAGCGTATTCTTCACCATCAGCAAAGTAATCTTCCTCGTTTAAATGTAACTCAGGTTCAGTCTTTTCACCACGATCATTATAATAGAGAACATGATGTTCACGTTCTTGGTTGTTCCAATCTTTATCAGAATCTATACACGAAATATCACCACCATCCAATAGTTCTGCAACCTTCTCTCTTGTATTAAACTTCCTGTTTAAAACAATACCTAACCAACTAGGATATCCATCCCAATGATGATACACAGAAAGAATAGCATCTTCTGCTAATCTTAAACCGATGCGTGATCTTGTTGCCATAATAAAAAGAAATAGTTTGGTGAGTCAGGACTTATCCACGGCATTTGCTCGCTACATTGCCTGACTCGGTGGTTCTCACCATCCCTGGGACTTATGAGCACGCACTGCCCTGGGTACACTATATTTACACTTTAAAGGGCCCAATTACCCACCATCAATCTGACATCCTACCATAGCACCTCCAATGATGCCCGTAGGAATTGCCCACCAGCGATCTTTTCCACGAGATCCAAACCCGGCTAATCCTCCACCAAGTAATGCACCTGCAATTGTTCCATCAGTGCAATCATTAGTATCATATTCTACTACTGTTTTTCTTATAACTTTACTCTCAGAAGCAACCTCATTACAAGGAACCTCAATAGTTTCTTTTGATGTCTTTACATACCCAGGATCCAATTCTGTGCCTGGTACATACTCTTCTTTATAAACACTCTTATAACAAGTACGACTCTTAGAATAACCTGACTGTTGCATTAAAGGATCTTCCCATACTTCTGCTGCTACCGCAGGAGTACATGAAGAAAGTATAACAAGAGAAGCAATTAGAAATTTCATTTTTTATACATACCTTTGGTATGGTTGACAAGGAAAGCTGTAGGTATCTATGAAACCTTTTCTGCCCTGACTGCTTCCATTCCCAGAAATACTTGATCCAAATTGTAACGTAATTTATAATTATCAGTTGTTACATAGTAACCAGTAATATCTTTTCCATCATCCAGATATCCATATCCCGTTACCCGCTCTTCAATACCATCGATCCGCAGTCTTTTACTACTATTAAGATAATCGTGGTATCGGGTATCGAGATTGATCATTGGTTTTTAGTGGCGAATGTTTTGAGACTTTAACATAGTCTAGTACTATTATCTATATTTTTTATATTGTCTTTATACTGTAGTTACAGTATTTAACAAAGAAAGCAATTCCTTATTATGATTCAGACATGCTTTATGGTAAGCAATATCACTCTTAATAGTATCTATAATACAATCATACACTTCTTGAGGTTCGGCTTCGGAGTTAGTAGCATCACGTAACCAATCTCTCAACTGATCCAAGGAGTAACTTCTGTACTCATCCATCTTTATGATGTTGTTCATTCTGGTTTTTTTCATGTAGTTTGATTTGCCGTTTTACCAATTTAGCATATAACACATCTTCTTTAGTATACAGGTTGGGGTGTTTTTTTGCAACTTTAATAATACGCTTTGCTGCTTTCTTATCCTTCATTAACTGGGCCGTGAATTAAACTATAGACGAATAGGTATTTATACAGTTACTTTCCTGTTCTATTACCTAAGTCCTGACTAACAGGAGTTTGATATAAAACAGTAGGAGGATCAGGATGTAATTTAGGTGGGAGAAAGTTTTTATCTTGAGAGGCCCAATGTTGTTGCACACTATTAATTTCTTCCGAATCTGTTACTGGAACCTGAACTAGATTACCTGATACAGTAACCCTTGACTCATCATTATCATAATAAGGATACACGGTATGTCTTAATCCTGCAGGGAAGAAAAGCATCGTTCCTTCAAACTCTGGACTTAATTGATATGCATAATTAACAATCTCTCCAAACCCATTAGTATACTCAAATTCAAAATTAGATGCTCTTCTATCTTTTAACTTAATCCCCTGAAGGAATGGTAAGTCTTTTTGATCTTCCCACTTAGTAGGAATCTTCAACCATATTACAAAGGAATAAGTACCGTTATGATGATGGTAAGGATTAAATTCATGCTTATTTTGACGATTCCACCAAAAAGATCCCATGGCATCTTTTAACATCCCAAAAGTATATCTCCGCGAAGCATAGATATCACCAAACTTCTTTACATAAGCTTGCTGAACCTTCCATGCTACCCTAGTAAAAAAGAAATTATCTTTATCTTCAAGTGCATAACTTTCAGATATATTTCCTGCTAGATTAGACTTAAAGTCTTTATCTTTACTTACTTCAATTCTTTCCCACAAATAATCAATGTATTCTTGAGGGAGTTTGCATTCAATAAACCCTAGAGCACGAGGCTCAACAAATTTCAGTTCAATTGCACTCACCAATCAATCCCCCATTTCTATTACATATTGTACCATATAAAGTCATTATTTCATACCTCTTACATATTCTTCATACTCCTTTATCTGCTCTTCTGTCCAATCCTTCATATAATAATGCCCTAATGCTCCACGCAATAAAGCAACACTAATACCATTAAATGATTTAACTGGTTCGGGTTTTTTCATTTTCCTCCTGCGCTAAAAAAGTAAACCATCCTGTAGCAATATACTTTG